TCAGTAGCAATGACATTAGTATTCAGGTAGTTATCCTGATTCCTCATACCATCACGGTGAAGTTGAACACGTTCAATGAACGCAGAAGAACCACGTGTAGCCTGTTCAGTCTGTGAAGCTTGTTGAGAATAGTCCCAACCATTAGGGTTCTGTTTAGACTTGATACCCTGGTTAACAGCATCTGCAGCATCAGACAATGCTAGATCGTAGTCTATTGCACCTGTCTCAGCATTACGATACTTACCAGACTTCAGGTTAGCCATGTACCTAGACATCAGATCCTTACGGACACCGATGAGAGTCTTCTGATAGACATCAGCCTTATCGGCAGAGGTAGAGGTGTAACCCGTAGCGGTGGTGGCGATACCCTTAGCACGAGCCTCAATGTTATTCTCTTGTTGGTCAGTTTGACCGGACAGGAGTGTCTCACCTTTCAGGAGGTTCTTGATATCATCGTCATTCCTCACTTCAATAGGTGCATCTTTCAGGTCATTCTGTGTTAAGAACCCTTGTTCAGCACCTAGTTCTAGCAGACGATCCTTAGACCGTTGAGCATCGAACTCTTCTGTAGTTACATAGTCATCAAGGAACTTAGTCTTGTATCCCTTACCTTCAAGGGTCTCACGCATCTTACTAACTTCATCGTTAGTGTAGCGTCCTTGTCCTTGTTCGAGTCGTGTCTGTGCGTCAGTCTCAAACGTCATCTCCAGTTCTTTCTGGGCAGCCTTCTGTTCGTTAGAAAGGTTTTCCAGATCTTGGTTGATGTTATTAGCAACCTTACCTTTGAGTTCGTTTAGCTGACGCCGATATACTTTCCCAAAAGTACAGGGTCCGTCTTTGGGACAGCCAGGATGACCAGAAGCATCAGCGCCTTCCAGTTCACGAACCTGACTAGGTGAAAGTCTACGTTCATCTGCATTTAATTGATCGAATATCATTTTGTCAGCTTCACGCTGACTGTAACCAAGTTGCATGTAACTAGCTCGGGCGGTATCTACACCAGATACTACCTGACCACCATCAACTTGAATAGCTAGGTCATTTTCTACAACAGAAACACGACCTGCTTTAATCTCAGCCTCAGTCTTAGTAATCCACTGTTGTTCAGCCTTGGCATCTATCTGCCGCATGGTACGGTAGAGATACTTATTAGTCATACCCTGATTCAGGGCACCAATACCAGTAGTATCACGCCATTCTTGGTGAGCTTCTGCTAGTCTCCTAGCACGTTCACCTTCATCCTGAGTAGCATTAATCTGTTCAAGTCTCCGAGCCATAAAGTTCGGGTACTCTTGAGACAACATACTCAGACGTGTACGTTCGTAGGCTAGTTTCTCATTACCTGTGAAGTTGTGACGAAGTTTCTCACCAATGATAGGTGAACCACCGTTAGCCTCATAGTCAGCAGCGGCTTCATCCATGATGGCTTGACCTTCATCGACTTGACGCTCACCTACTTCAAATGCTTCAGTTTCTTTCTCTGCGTACAGAGGTTCCATCAGTGCCTTCTCAGAGGCAGCATCCATCTTTGCTTTGATCTTGTTAACCTGAGCCTGGTCAACCATCTTACCGACAGTCTTAGACAGACTGGAGATAGCTTTCAGGTTCTTCTCAAGTTGATCATTCTGTTCAGTTGCCCATTGTTGTGCGTTGTCAACCTTGGTCTTCTGTTGTGCAGATAGACTGTTCCAGTATGGTACATCTGCACTCTCCTTAGTCTGGAAAGCGGACTGTAGTCTACTGGCAACATCAGGCTCTTTAACTGGGTTGAAACCTCCACCACCTGTGGCGCCTTGATAGAGGTTACTTTCTTGATAACTTTTCATGTCCCGTAGGATTGGTTAGCGTAAGCGTTTGCATTGAACCCAAGTAGACCATTCTGAACCTTGTCACCAAAGAAACCAGCTTTACCTGCTCCCATAGCAGCACCCATTCCTCCTTGAAGGATGTAAGGTAGTGCAGAAGGTTGAGCACGTTGTGCTTGGTAACCTGGGTGCATAGGACGCCGTGGTGCAATAGGTGCAACAGAGACGTTAGCCCAGGACTGTTGGTTAGCGTTGTCCAGTTGACGGTTGACGTTCACCTGGTCTAGCTCTTGAGCGTGGATGGATTGTGTGAGGTTAGATACCATAGTAGCATTCTCTCTACCGAAGGCACCGAAGTCCATGGTGTTCATACGGTCAGCGGTCTTACCACTGAATCCAGCCGTAGCTGCACCCGTACCCATGACTTGATATAGTTTACTTAGTCGTGCTTGTTGAGAGAAAGCAGCCTCTCGGAACTTCTCATTAGTCTTCATCTGAAGACCCATGAAGGCACCACCATAACCATAAGCAGCATCCTGGTTACGTTGGATCTGTTTGTTATGTTGGTCAATCCGTTGGTTCCACACCTTCAGAGTGTTGTTCCAGGACTCATTCTGTCGAGCAATAGCGTTAGCGTAGTTCTGGTCAGCTGCACGCCATCCTGCTCGGATTGCTCGGTTTTGATTGTCGGTTGCCTGACGGGCTCCCATGTATCCCAGTCCTGCTTGGAGGATTGGCATACCCACGGAGAGGGCAGTTAGAATTGCCATTTACAAAATTGTATAAAAGGTAACTGGTTGGGTCCGAAAGGAAACTCTCGGATAAACTTAAATCCTAAGAACTTAAGTAGTTTAAGGTGAACTGTGTTCCGTTTATCGACCACATTATAAAGTAACGGTTCAGGTCTACCATCGATAAACCTCTTCGCTTCTCTAGCGAAAGTGAGTGGGTATTTTTCTATAGCAGGAGTACATAACATCCATACAAGTCCATCATCAATACCAGCTACTCCGGCGGTCTCGCCGTTAGGTACTGTGAAAGACACGCAGTGCCCGCTCTGAGACGAGAGAACTATATGTATGGTAGGTTCTACTCCATGACCTTCTACACACTCTCTGAGGTCATCTGGGCGTAGGTTAGAGGCCACCTCGTAAGCAGCCTCCAACGTACACGGTTTAATATATTTAGAGTCGTTTGACATAGTTCTCTGAATAACTCCCTTCCCATGTAGCGTCATAGAGGACAGCAGGGGATGGGTGTTCAGCATGGATAGACATCACAAACGTAGTGTTCCTCTGATACACAGGGGTAGTCTGCTCATAGTCAGGGAGATATCCCAAGTCATTTGCATCATACTCATCCATAGGTTTAGCCTCATAGATTTGTGTGTAGTCAGGTCGGCCTAGTCGTTTGAGAGTAGTTTCATAGTATCCAACCCTACCAAAGTTCAATTTGACACGTTGGATAATAAGGTTGGCAGTGTTCCAACTATCAGATTGTCCTGTAGATTCTTTCTTAATAAAGAACTTAGGTAGGATAATATCCATTGGGAATACATACCCTATGAAGAACTTATCATTCTCATCATCGAGTTTACCATAAATCTTCAATCTACCATCTTCATCTACCTCTACATTTGTAACCCAACCTTGATCATCATCAGGACTGTAGGTAATTACATGTAGTCTATCTATCGTATCAGTAAAAATAGGAAGACCAATAGTAGCAGGGTCGATGAAAGAGTAGCCGTCTGTGTACTCAACGTCACTGTTATCAGCAGCAACAGTGTAGTCTAGGAAGGTACGGTATTCCTCACCATCCTGGGTTAACATCTGTGTGCTCCTTAGGGCACGGATATCACCACGTAGAAGGAAGATCTTATCATCCTTATGTAAGACAACAAAGTAACTGTCATTGATAAGTGCATGAGAGACTATATCACCATCAAACTTAAACCTAGTCCAAGCAGACTGTGCACGTTTCTCACCAGTGTTGAAGTACCGGAAGATCCACACAGTGTCTGAACCACGTTTAGCTAAAGACACCATTTGGTTATCCTTAGTAATGGCAATGTCGTAGTAGTCACCAGGGACTAGACGTTCTACAACCTTTGTCTGTTCTACAACTTCAGGTTCTCTATCTCTGGAGATGTTAGCCATCTCATAGAAACGAGTGTAGCGTCCGATACCAGAAACAAAACCTACGGTAGTACCTAGGTTGACTGGATTACTATCCCTATTGTAGTTGTATGTAGACAGTAGTGAGGTACGAGCAGTACGTGGTTCCAGAACATCGTTCTCGGTACCTAACATAAACTGTGCGTTCTCACTGAACATTACTAGACCAGAGGTAGTTGCTACTGCTCCGTAGAGAACAGAAGGAAAACTATTACTGACTTGTAGATCGATAGGGTCAGATGGTGCAACTGTTAGAGCTGTCTTACCCCAGAAGTTAAAGAAGTCACCAGCAACTGATGCAACTACATTCTCATCTGTGAGAGCAATGAACCTGTTCCTAAAGAACGTGAGGTTGTTAATAGGTCTACCAAACGTAGCTCCATCCTCAGGTGCAAATGATGGACGTGGGTTGGTGTTATCATCACCTGCTTGTCGAGATGCCCATCTGAATGAGGCAACAAGAAAGGTCACAATAAGGTCACCATCTGCATCTATTCGTGTCTGAGATAGTCGTAGCATACCATGAGGCATAGAGTCAGTCAAGAATGAATGAGCTATACCAGGTTTAGCTATCTCTATATAGGTACCTGTACCATCACCATTGTTATCACCTTTGAACTGAACGTAGTAGTCATCACTATCGTTGAAAGAGTTCCTGATGAAGAATGGTAGGTTGTGTTTCGTCTGAAGAGGAACCTCAGAAATGTCATTACACTGAACCATGAAGTTAATGGGATTACCATCAGCATCTTCATCAAAGTTAGTGGATGACAGGACACGTAGGAGAATAGAGTTTGGAGTACTCATGGTGAATGGACGTGCATTACCATCAGCATCATCTGAACGGGTAATGTAAAGACCATTACCAATGCGTTCAGCAGTAACACCATTTGCAATGTCGGTGTTAATAGACGTGACAAGTGAGTCAAGTACATCATCAGCTTTAGGGTTCTCACGTGCAGTCTCTGCGGATACAGTACCAGTACCAATGTCTCGCATGGTCTCGGTAGTGCCTACCTGTTCTACACGTACAACGTGTGTCACGCCAGCCAGGTTGACCGTTACAGTGTCTCCGACTGCCCAACCATCTCCACCTTCATTCAAGGTCACACGGGTCGTGTAGACACAGTTCTGTGGGATAGTACCATCAGGCTGTTGAGGACCAGGAGCAACAACAGAAGAGACTTCAATTGTAAACTCTAGTCCTGTACCATTTGCACCACCAGTCTGACTGGAAAATGTTTGAGTAGCAGTACTAGTACAAGTAGGAGCATCATTAACAAAACCAGTCGAAGTAACTGTAAGTTCCTGAGCAGTAGTAGTGGATTGATTAGGAGTAGGTTCCTGGAAGGTAACCTCATAGGTAGTGAGACCAGCAATAGACCGTAGTTCTATCACACCTTCAGGACCTCTCATCTCATCTGTGTTCAGTCCCATCTGTACAGGAACCTTACGGTTGACCACAAAGGTGTAGTCATTGATGGTTAGTACCTGTAGGTCATCAGGTTCTGGGTTGTTGAGAGTGAAGTAATCCTCACTAGGATCCTCCCCTGCCTCACCTTCACAAGTATAGGCGTTCTCATACGCAGGGATGTTATAGGTGAGACCACCTGCAATCCCAGGGTTAATGTCTAGTGGGTCAATGTTATCTGTGTAGCAGACATCCATTAACTTACCACTATCTAAGTCCCAGACTTTAACCTTACCAGTGACGTTGTCAATCCGACCTACGTACCTGTCAAAGTTATTGAAGTTGTTACTCTTATCAATGAAGAACCATTTACCTTTTTCATCGGTATCTAGTTCACTAATTAGGTTCATCCCAGGTCGTTTGATCAGACCCTGTACCACATCAGGAATGCAGTTCACAGCGTCTCTAACCTGACCTGGTAGTTTCTGTTCATCAGGTTGGTCTGAGATGCCTCCGGTGAACCTGCGAATCTTCTGTGTGATAGCTGTCATGGGTATCTCTTAAGTGCAGTGTAGGGACGGTAGGAACGATACGCGGTACCAGATTGGAAGTCAAGGAAGTTATAATCCCCTTGATTACTTTCATACTCCAGGCATGTTGCACGTGAGTTAGCTTCCTGTTGAGTTAACAGCTGTGAGAGTTGTGCGTTATCTACCATCTGAGTAGCAGCACGACGGGCAGCAGTGTTGGTAACGTATCTTTGAAAGACTGAAGGTAAATCAGTAAGTGGGAAGAACCAAACAATATCAAAGTAAATCCTCTCCGTAAAGGTGTAAGAATGAGAAAGCTTATCATAGAGCTTACCATCTCTTTTAATAACATCAGTGTAACGATAGACATCATTTTCACTAACGTCCATACGCAATACATTGGCAGGGATAATAATTTCGTTAGCAGAGTTTGGGAGTAGTGGGTAGTTTTGTTCCCTATTGAAAACCCATCCTTCATCTTGTATATCTCGGCTACATTCTTGTATCAGATTGTAGACAAAAGATGTCTCGGGGTTCTCGAAGTCTAGGGTAGTCACAGGGGACTGGCCGATAGCTCCTAGAACGGAGTTCACGGCGTTGAGTTCAGTTAAATCTTTTGTTGTGTCAACAGCCATGGTTTAAAATAGAGAAAAGGGGAGTGTTACCTCCCCAGTTAAATTAATTAGGTGCGAGTTGATCTACATCCATGTCGTAGGCCGGATAGGCACTACGCATTTGAGGAGTAGTAGAGAACACCGGAGAGCCATTGACAGCGTTGACGCCGTCGATGTTGTAGCTCTTCTGAGTCTTGGCGACGGAGAAGCGAATCACAGTGTTAGCTGCGACTGCCACCACACCGTTGCCAGGATGTTGTTGGACACCTGTGGAAAGGTAGTCAGCCGTAGTATACGGAGCCCTTACCCAGGAGTCAATATTCTGAGCAGCAGTTGATGCCATAATTAGTTAGCAGAAATACGACCGTACTCCACATGGGGGCACGGATTTTGAGTAGTTGAACTGACGATACCAACCTTCCTGGTACCAGCGGCGGGAGTGCCCGTACCCAGTCCAGCAGTGCCACGGGTGACACAAGCTAGGGGAGTACGGACAACTTCATTTTCCCGACCGGGGATGAAAGTTTGGGTAGCGGCAATTCCACCAGTACCGGCAGCACCAAAAGGTTCTGCACGGAAAGTCTCACGATATGAATCAGTCCCTTCTGCACCAGGTGCGGGAGCTGCTCCACCGAGACCAGCATACTGTTGTGGTTGTGCCATTTAGTTACCTCTAATCAAGCGCGAGCGGAAGTCAGTTCGATAGCAGCAGCAGGGTTCAGAGTACCGGCACCCATAGCCATACGACCGACGATCACATCACCCTGATACAGAGTGTGGACATCAGAACCGGTGGTTTGGATCTGGGGACCGATTGCTTCGACCACAGCGGCAGCATCACGATAGTAGATGAGACCACAGTGGGTGGTGAAGTCACCAGCGTAGTTGTTGTTCTCACCTTCAACAGGGTTAGGCAGGTTGCCAGCCAGGAAGGGGAGGTTGTTGCTACGACGGATAGAGATACCAGCGATCTCATAGAGACCTTCGCCGGAGTTCAGGTTGCCCTGAGTGTTACCGTAGTCGCGGTTGAGGATGTTGCTATCGACCTGAGAGATCAAAGCATAATATTGCCGTGGCGAGAGGACAGCGGTGCGTCCACGCTGAGGCATGTTCTTCTCATCCAGGATCGAAGCGGCTTCAAAGAAGGCGTCAACCAGGGACTGAGCGTTGTACTCGTTCTGGACACCGAGTTCGATGGTGGAACCACCGGGCTCAGGACCAGGTGCAGCCTGGATAGGATGCTGTTCACGAGCAGCAAGAGCGATCGTACGGAAGATCTTCTTGTCATAGGCCTCTGCGAGAGCGTGGCCAATCTTCGCACTGATCTCACTCCGCAAGGAGTAATGCGCAAGCGTTTCATCGAGGTCATAGACAAATGCACTGGAGACCAGGAGGTCGTCCATCACAATCGTCTTCTCAGCCACCGGAGGATCACCGGAACCCAGGATAGGGGTACCAGGGATATGGTAGTCGGCGGTCATGCGACCGGTGAAGATGAACTGGGCAGCTTTACCGTTGGTCAGAGTACGGTTCTGGACAGTACCCTTTGCAATGCAGGCGCTTTCATACGCCTTGAACATCTCACCGGTGAAGATCTTTAAATAGGTAGCATACTTTGCATCGTATGCGGAGACCTGCTGACCGTTGATGGTGACAGTTTCACCGAAAGCAGTACGGCCAAGGCCAGGGTCTTTGTTGATACTACCAATGGAGGTAGTACGAGTGTTAGGGGGAGACGCCAACGCGTTAGCGTTAAAGTCGGCGTTCCCAAAGTTAAACGTTGCCATTGTAAGAGTTAAGTGTTGTTACCAAACTCTATCGCGATAGATAAATTTTTTTTTCAAAAGTTTTTCGGTAACAGGTATCCGCGTACGGGCTATTACCAAATGGGTAAGGGAGGAATCGAACCTCCCTAAAGCAACCATGCTTACCGTGTGGTGTAGTAGGGGACACCACGATAGACGAGGCGAACCTTCATAGGATTACTCCAGTGACCTTAGTCCCGTTCCATACTAAGGCGTCATGCGTCCCATAAGGGATGAACGGACGGTTCGTTTACTCGACGTGAGTGAAGTCGAAGGTACCAGTCACAAGGAGAGTACCTTCAGCAGAGAAACCACCAACCGTTACACGATAGGTGTGAGACTCATTCTGTCCAGTACCGAATCCACCGACAGGTTGCCAACCATTATTGAATGCTTGGGGGTCAGCGAAACCACCAACACCATCGGAGACCTGACCAACAGAGGTGGTTGGATTCCAGGTGTTAGCATTATTGATTGCATCAGTTGAAGCAATTTCGGTGTTAGTGACAAACAGAGTTGTCGGAGCAGTACCACCACCGGAACCACCAATGTTCCAGTGAGTGAAGAGACCTGTTCCACCAGCACCATCAGAACCAGCAGTCTGGTCTTGGACCATCATCCGGAACTGAGTGACGTTAGCGGAATCGGTACCTGCAACAGCCCACTGGAAGGCGGGAGTTTCAGGAGTACCACCAGGGTTGATGGTATAAAGAGCACCGATTTGACCACCAGCAGTCAGGTCACCACCACCAGCGGCGGTAGTACCTGTAGCCGTAATGGTCAGGGTCAGGGGTACGTTAGCAGCCTGAACAGTTACGTTCAGAGAACCCTGTGCACCATCATCAGACGCACCTTGTGCAGATGCAGTTGCAGTAACTACAGAAGCACCGGCATTAGAGAAAGTGACTGCACCACCACTGAAGTTCTCACCAGTAGAGGCAGCGAAGTTATAGGTTACGTTAGTAGCAGTACCATCATTGTCTGCAGTGTAGGTGGTCTCAGTACCAACCGTAGGGTTAGTAAGACCAGTCACAGTCACAGTACCAATGGTAGGTGCCACTACCGGATCATCACCATCCCCAAAGGGAGGTGTGTTAGGAGAGGTACCATCCGCATTTTGTTCTTGTTGAATACACCCAATCGGAAAACCCGGATTGTTTGCATCATTAGGGTTGGGTACCTTGTTTGTTTCAAAGACCGGAGGAATCCGGGGAGGTGTAAACGTCATTTATCCAATAGAAGGAGAGGTCAAGGCAACAGGAGTAGACTCTGCTGCTGCCAAGTCAAGTGGGAAGTTGTGAGCATTACGTTCATGCATCACTTCCATCCCCAAACCTTGACGGTTTAGAATGTCAGCCCAGGTATTGATTACCCGACCCTGACTATCTTGGATGGATTGGTTAAAGTTAAATCCGTTCAGGTTGAACGCCATCGTGCTGACACCAAGAGCAGTAAACCAGATACCAACAACAGGCCAAGCGGCAAGGAAAAAGTGGAGACTCCTACTGTTATTGAAGCTAGCATACTGAAAGATAAGACGGCCAAAGTAACCGTGCGCAGCGACGATGTTATACGTTTCTTCTTCCTGTCCGAATTTATAACCATAGTTTTGGGATTCGTTTTCTGTAGTTTCCCGTACCAAAGACGAAGTCACTAGACTACCGTGCATGGCTGAGAAGAGACTGCCACCAAACACACCAGCAACTCCCAACATGTGGAAGGGGTGCATCAGGATGTTGTGTTCTGCTTGGAACACCAGCATATAATTAAAGGTACCACTGATTCCCAGTGGCATTGCGTCAGAGAATGAACCCTGACCGAAGGGGTAGACAAGGAATACTGCAGAGGCAGCAGCAACGGGAGCGGAGTAAGCTACCATAATCCAGGGACGCATCCCTAGTCGATAACTAAGTTCCCATTCTCGTCCCATGTAAGCGTAGATTCCGATAAGGAAGTGGAATACCACGAGCTGGAAGGGACCGCCGTTGTAGAGCCACTCATCAAGGGTAGCGGCTTCCCAGATTGGGTAAAAATGTAACCCGATTGCGTTACTTGAGGGAACAACTGCTCCTGAGATGATGTTGTTTCCGTAGAGCAATGATCCGGAGACTGGTTCTCTGATTCCATCGATGTCAACAGGTGGTGCGCCGATAAAGGCAATAATAAAAGCAGTGGTAGCAGCCAGTAGACAAGGGATCATGAGGACACCGAAGTGTCCCACATAAAGCCTGTTCTCAGTGCTACTAACCCACTGTACGTAGCGTTCCCAGAGGTTCGTGCCACGGTTTAGTGCGATAGTAGCTGCCATTAATAGTAATTAGTAGTGATTAAAAGATACCGGGGATGAGCTGTCCGGTTACAGCGTAGGAACCGATCGCGGCAATGACACCAAGCATAGCGAGGCGACCATTGAGACGTTCAGCTCGTTCATTGTGAGGCAAGTGTCCTTCGTCAATGTACATTTTAGGTTCTTTAGCGAACAGGTTCAACCGTCCGCCGTCTTCGGTGGTAGTAGTCATCAGAAACGATAAGTAACGCCGGCTTTGATGCCGAGGTCTGCAGAGGAGATTTCCCAGTCATCTTCAGAGACGACGGAGAGTTCACCATACACGTCAGTCTTCTCGGTCACGGCGACAGAAGCACCGACCTTACCGGAGACCTTGTTCTCTGCCTCACCACCATCTTGGAAGTCAAAGGCAGGCCCACCCTGGACATACCAGGTGGTCTTCTCACCAACGGTACCTTCGTAGCCGTAGTGAGTCTCAACGAGAGTAGACTTGTAGTCACCACCAGCCACGCCGGTGTTGCTCTCGATGTTCACGTAGGAACCTGCGTAGGCAGGGGCAGCAGACAGGGCGACGGCTGCAGAAAGGGCAGAAATTTTTGTGATCATTTTTTTAAGGGTGTTTTACATAGAGATGTTGGACCGCTCAAGTTTTTGGAAAACATCCTGGCGGTAAGCAGGGTCCGTATCATACCGCCGGTCTTGCATAGCCTGAATGACTTCAGACTGGGAACGGAAGACATCAGGTTTGTCAACCGAACCCCGACCTGTGTAGAGGTTACCTTCGACACCATTCGCTGCCTCGTATTGTTGCTGGAGACCAGCCAAGGCGATTTGAATAGCAGGAGCTTCACCTCTGTCTACTACAGAGTCATATGCTTTAGTGAACTCTTCAGGCAGGGACTCTTGTGCCCACTGCATGAGGTTATCATACTGTTCCTGACCACCTGCTTGTTGGTAGATGACGTTGACTTCAGATTCAGTCAAGTCTCGACCAGCAGAGGTCGGGTTGTTCTTTTGCATTTCTAGGTAGGTTTCAACGAGTTCCTTACTGGACATCTCGCTGAACTTCTCTAGAGTTTCAGGAGTGAGGTCACCAGTCTCATAGAATTCAGCGGACGCATCCGTCATGACCTGTGCGACTGGAGATAACTCTACTTCTTCGGAGGCTTCGGTCTCCCGCAGCTCTTCTTGCTGGACTTCAGGTTCATCTTCCTTAGGTTCTCCAAGTTTACGTTGTAATTCAATGTAAGCTTTCTCTAACTCTTCAGCAGAGTCAAACTTACCAGCTAGTCGCTGTTGTTCAGCAGCTTGAGCTTCTTCACCTACACGTAGGGAGTCGAGCTCGTCTTCACTGAATTCAGGTTGACCCTGATTCATATCAATATTGAGAGTTGCCATTAGTAGTTACTTTTAATCCACCGAGGCCGACTTTCGTAACATAGTTATCGGATCGGCCAAGGGTGGGTTTGCCAATCTTTTCTTTAGGCTCGTATTTATTGTGAGCCTCTTTATATTTCTCGGGGTTACCAGCAATACCTGGACCCGACTCAGCTTTCTTTGGGTAGGTTTTCTTAGCCCTAGGCTTCTTCGGAACCAAGTTCTTCTGGGTTTCCTTCAAGGGCTTGTCCGAGTTCTCCACTGTCAATTGCTTCTCCTAGTGCAGGGTTTTTGGATGGGTCTGCAAGTGGTGATGATGCTAGTTGACCAGCTTGATCAACCAGGGACTGTTGTGCCTGTGCTTCTTGCTGGGCTTGCATCTCTTCTTGCAGTTGTTGTTCACTCTTGACCAGGTTGAGCATGTCAATACCTTGAGCAGCAGCAAGTCTCTTAATGTACTCACTTGGATCAACGTACTTAACAAGTGCTTCGGGTCCCATCGTCTGAGCGATGGTTGTAATGAACTGCGTAAGTGATTCCCGATCCTGTCCACGACCCAGTGCGTTAACACCAGCGACGATGGTAGGACTGACAAGACCCTTAGGTATCTTAGGTATCTCACGGTTACGCTGTAGGACCATCATAGTCCTGTTCAAATAGGGCACGAGGAACTCTACAGTCAACAGGCTGAAGATTCCGCCAAGTTGTTGTTCGAGTTCGAGCTGGGTGAGGCGTACCTCTTCAGCAGTTGTGCGTTCTGACTGTCGGATGTTGAGTTGTAAGAACCCATCACCGATTCGTCTCTCAAGTTGTTGTGCCATCTGAGAGGCAGTAGCGAAGTCTGCAGTCTTACCGACTTGGACAACACCGATGTCATCCGGTCTACCTTGTACGATAGCACCGTTCCCTGCTTGAGCCAGGGTCTGTGGTTTAGTAGTTGATGATGGTGACACTACGAACACGACTTTAGCAGCCGCTGCAGAGCCTTCTACGAGTGCCTGAGAGAGTGATTCGAGAGCACGTAAGTCTCCATAGAACTCTTCTACTCGGGAACGACCGTAGTCCTCACCGTCCACAGTATTGAATCGTAGAACGATCCAAGGGGAGTTATTCTTAGGAGCAGAACCACGTGAGTCTGGGATAGTCATCCCGAAGACCTGTTGGTACCACTTCCATTGTCCACCTTCTAGTTTGACGTGAGTGTAAACCTCAACGTCATCATCCAACCCATTCATTTTCTGACCATCATCCCCAGGGGAGTTAGGTTTGGGTTCTTCAGGTGGTTTCATACCATCAACGAGGTGACGGTCAATCAATTCTTTTGTAACTATCTCAACAACGTTACCATTTCCATCACGTTGGACCACGTATCTGTTAAGGGGAAAGTGTTTAATACCATCCTTCCCCATGTACAACAGGGCATTGCCTCCAACGATAAGGTGTTTCATAGCCTGGTGAATCACCACCCGGTCAGAGGAACCATTGATCTTATCCATGACCATCCTCTCAATCTTAGAGAAGGATACATCAAGTTCACTCCTTGCTTCTGCAGGTAGTTCGACTCCTAGTTTAGAGTCATTGACTTGCAGTTTAAAGAACGTGGTTTGGGGAGGCAGAAGAGCAAGCATAAGTTTAGCTGCCAAAGTGGTGACAGCCTTTGCTCCTACTGATTGCCATGGTGTGAACAGAGTCTTGTGGACTTCGTTTTTTCTATCGTCGTAACGTATGAGATAGGGCAGGGTGAGGCGTGAGCAATCCACTGCAACGTCCAGGAACTCTGAACGGTTGCTCCGGAGAGCTTCGTACCTCATCTGTGCCTTACCTTTGTTCTTCACACACTTACTCCTGTGTTACCACCGGGGAGAGATCCTCCGGTGTTGATTGAATTACTTAGACTAGCTTTACCACGTCCTTTCAAAGCAGTACGACGTGATTCATTAGGTGCCACTTGACGAGACCGTACATCACCTGGGTCCTGAATAGGAGCAGCAGGTGTAGGAGGTGCCGGCGGTGGTGGCGGTGGAGGTGTAGGTGGTGCTAACGGCGGTGGTGCCGGGGGCGGCGGTGGTGGCTTAGGCGGTTTGGGTTTGTTTCCTCCTAGACACATAATTAATTCTCCAAGTTTTCTTTAATCCATTCAATAACGGATCGTTGACCAGACCTATACATAATCGTAGAGATTGTATCCCCAGGTCCAGGGTTTACGGGTGGGAAAGTTTCTTCAAGCCGTGTGATAACGGCTCTCGCTTCCATCCCAAAGGCTTCAAGAGTACTGAGGGAGGTTGACATTGCTATGTTCAAAAAAGGCAGGCATTCGAGCGCTCCGTGTCACAGAAAACTCGGGTGCTTTGCCAGTGTACATTAAATTGTCGCTGCTTTGGAACCAAAATTTTTTGTCCAAATATCTGTCCTGAGCATTTGTACCTAGTGGTTCTAACAGCCAAGACATAGTTGCCTTCCGGAGTCTATCCAAAGAAGGCGAATATTCCAGTCCGAGTTCCTTACAAACCAACGAATTAGTTGCAACATGCACCTGTTCGTCGCGGGATATATCGGCGGAAATTGTCCTCAGTCCAGCGTCACCGAGGAAGCGGAACATTGGGAGGATAACAAAGAAGATGCTTCTCTCAGCCACCATTGCTTTGCAAATGGTGTGGTCTGGGTGATCTTCCCAAGCTTTTGTGAGACGGAGTGCTTCCGCCTCAGACTTTTCATCTGTTCCAATCGACCGCGCTGCATATCCCAGAGCGAGGTCGTGATTTCGTTCGTCATCAACGTTCATCTCCAATAATGTTTTAGCGGCTTGAGGAACACCTTTTTCAAGTCCATCAGTGATGAACTGGCCAACAGGGAGTTCCATATGGCGCAAAGCGAGGGCTCGGCGGACAACTTCCTCCGAACCTTCTTTTAGTTGACCGGCCTCCATCTGGACTGGAGACCATGTGCGTTTACGGGCAATTAGTTTTTCGTAGGGATTCATTCTTGACAATCACATTGAGGTTCAGGTGCCTCAAGTAGATGGGAAAGATAATCGTCTACCTCCGCTTCACTAAGAGCAGCATAGGCATCAGACTTGTCTTGTACATCTCCCATCACTTGGAGCGAGTAATACATTGAGGTCTGGGGCGAACGCAGCCACTCTTCGATAAAGTCAGTATCATAAACAACCATGTCAGACCATGAATTGAATGAATACCCGTGAAGAAGTCCAGTCTTTTCTAGCATCGTCATGATGCCATCGGCGACACGCTTATATGCGTACCAGCCTACTTCGGAGGCGATTTCAACGTCTCCATATTCATATGTTTGTACCCCAAAGGTACCGGAGTCTCTGTCAACAGTTCGAGAAATAGGGGGCGCAATCTCGGGCGTACATGTAAACCCAGAACGATCGGAGGAGCGATAACTACAGGAAGCAGTAGGAGCGATAGCAAACGCACGAACCATGTTGTGTGACTTAGCGATTCGCTCAGCTCTGCTAATTCCTTCTTGAAGTCGTCGAGCAATTTCATCGGCTGGGTTGTATTCTACAATGTCGTTGTTGACACGGAACAGTGCTGCTCCGAAGTCATCATAAGAGACTCCGTATTCTCGGAGTAAGTTGGCAAGACCTAGCATCCCAAGTCCTACCTGTCGATCTACTTCTGGTGATAGGTACTCCCCACTATCTCCAACACCTGTCCTAGCATGGAGTTGGCACAACTCGAACATACCGTCAGCAAAAGCTTTTGGGATGTCTTCGAGAGTACAGGCACCGAGATTGACATGTTGGAGCAAACAAGTTCCTCGTGAGGGCAAGTAAACCTCAAGACAGACGTTTCCTCGGATTCGGTTTCCTTCATCATCATACTTTACTTTGTTAAGCCAGATGTCTCCGGATTTGATTCCTAGCAGGAGGTCTTCCTTAAAGGTACACTCTTCCCACCACTCAGGTTTGATGTTGATGCATCGTTTAACCCAAGGGAGTTCTTGACGTGGGGTCTTGATGAATTCCAGGGCATCAGGGTGCGTGAGATCGAGATGCAAGACTATTGCACCGTTCTTGTACACCCCGCCGCGACGCAGGATTTCATTTAGGGTAGAGTAGATCTTACCAAAGGACACAGGACCAGAGGCAGTTACACCTGATGGTCGTTCATATCCTTTAGGATCTAGTTTAGAGAGGTGAACAGCACACCCTGCTCCATATCGGAGAGCATGTGATGCAAACCTCCAGGATGCCTCTATACCTTCTGGACCCTCCATCTCGTTTTCACAGACATAGACGGTACAGCTGACAGGCAACCTTGAGTTAGGGTCATCCAACCAGGATTGGACACGACCCGTACGGGAAATAAGTTCAGGCATTAGATTAGGTCAGTAAGGTCAGGTGGTTGATAATTAGGTCCCTTCAGTACCTTCCCATCTTCCCTGTAGATGGGTTGTCCATCGTCACCTAGTTTAGATAGGTTCGACTCATGGACACGTAATAGAGCTTGGTCCAGGTCCCACTCTTGGCAGGATGCGTACTGGAAACAAACGTACACGAGGTCAGCGAGCTCTTTAAGACAGTCAGCCTCATTCTTCCGAATGCCACCGACCATCTGTTGCTCTTCCTCTAGAAACTCTTTGAATTCTTCAACGATCAAATTCTTCTGAGTGGCTCGACACGCTCGTGTCTTGAATGGGAGGTGGTTCTTGAGGCGGAACTCCTCCGCGTGTTGCATGTTGAAGGTCATTCTCTAAGTAGTGGATAGCTTTATTGATATCTTGGACATAGTCATCTTTATGACCTGCCCGACAAATGTATTTAATTGCGTTACCTAAGTGAAAGGAAAGCCCTTGATCTCGAATAAAATCCCAGACTTCGACTCTTCCTCTTTGGTAGTAGGATGGGTGGGCCATTCTTTCAGGAGGTTCTTGATAGTGTTGGCTAGACAGTAGTTCTGTTTCTGTAGGGCAAGGAAGACCGTAATCAGGTCATCCTTACCAGCATCAGGTAAGAGGTCAGCTATTCGTCGTAAGTTGAACTCTTGTTCCATCGTCAGTTCCATCACCGGTAGAGGTGGGAGACCATAAGATGGGTCGTTGTTTGGCGAGGTCATAGTCATCGCAAGTAAGTATTCGTGCAAGTCTAGCGTTAACGAGAGCCTCGTCTTCACCTAGTCCCTTGTCTTTGAAAGCAGTGACAACCGTCTTCCAGTTGTAACCTGTCTTCTCAAATAGAGAGATTGCACGTTTGACACCGATACCAGGTACACCACCGTAACCATCTGTCTGGTCACCGGCTAGTGTCTGTACCAAATGCCAGCGTCTCCCTTCCTCAGGTTCAATCTCTGTAATCTCATCGAGGTTGTAGAGTTTACCAGGAATCTGACGCATGTCTTTGTCAGGACTAACTATACAGTTATCAGGGTACAATGTAGCGTAAATACCCATGGCATCATCAGCTTCAAGTGTATCCATTCGGATAACTTCATACTCATCCTTTAGTTGTTCGATGATTCGTCTGTATCCACAGGGTTTCTTTCGGTTCCTGTGTCCTTTGTAGGACGGGAGAATAGACTTCCTAAAATTGACACTATCGCTAAAGAAGAGAATAGTGTCACTAGTATCGAAGAAGTGAGACTCAATTTTTTTCAGTTCTTTTTTAACGTTTTTGTAGGCATCACTGTAGAAGGAAGAGACAACAATAACGTCATCTCCCCAGTCAATCTCAGTCTCTGCCGCTGCACAGGATTTGTAGACTATAAAATCTGCATCAATCAATAACTTCATCTGTAAGGGTGTCAATACTAGTGAGCACTGACTTGAACTTATTGAAGTTCTCCTGTAGTGAAGCATTAGCCGCTTTGAGTGAGGCAATCTCTGCTTGAAGTAGAGCACTGTCAGCATTAGCTGAGGCGACAGCAGCCTCTAGAGCAGCAATCTGAGTGGATTCAATGTTAGCCAGTTGGGTGGTGAGTTGGGCAATCTTAACATCCTTCTCAGTGAGTTGTGCATTGAAACCATCAGACATATCATTGAGATGGTTAATTTGAAACTCAATGGCCTTGATGTTAGCGATTGCGTTGAGGTTAGCAGCTAGTTGGTCAAGACCTTCTAGTGCTTTAATTTTTATTTTATTGTGCCAGTCCAAATCTTCATACCGATCTGAACCTTGTGGAGTTGTGAGAAACTCGGGAGACGTGTAGTCAGTTGTCATTTTTTTCCCAAAAATTTTCGAGGCCGGGTGGTTTCTTTCGTTTCATCCACCGAACCTCATAGGTTTCGGGATGCACTAGAGCATGATAGATGTTGTCTAGTGGTTTGTCTGCATAGGAACCGTAGTAGTCTGTTCCTGGGACTTTACGCATCATCTTTACATCAACTTGGACAATGATTCCATTGTGGATGATGATCAGATCAGCAGGACCAGTTGCAGCTACATTCTTGTATACTTCAGCTCCTCGTTTGAGGGCTTCCGCAATAACAATGGCTTCACAAACATCTCCCTTACGGGATGGATTAGTGGACTTCTGCCCAGTTGTTTCCAATTTTCCCTTCGGCTGCGATGGGGATTCGGAGATCGTAATAGGCTCCAGCGTGTTGTGCGGATACTTCAAGGTGAGACTTGAGTTCCTCTGAATGTCCTGGATCGCATTCGTATTGTAATTCATCGTGTATAAAAGCTAGTTGGGAACAACAGTAAGGGTTGTCGTTGGCTAGCAACATCCAGCGTTTGGCAATCACGCCAGCAGATCCCTGTAGTAAGTAGTTGAGTGCTTTGTGCGGGCTATCCAATAGGATCTTGCGGTCGTCAATCGACTTGACAAAGCCACGATCACCCGCATTTTTAATCGCATCAAGGAGATCAGAAAGT